CAGACTGATTTAAAACATATCCATCTACTGGTAAACTTGCTATTCTGTCATCATAATTAATTGATGTTGGGCCAGACACTACAGTTTTATTTGGACCAAATCCTTCGATGTCTCCACCTGTTGCGAATTTAGGAAGTCTTGTTGTTTCAATACTGTATGGAGCTCCAAATGTCCTAATGCCACGAAGTCTTCCAATTTCTTCAAGGACACCCTTGTTGGATTCTTTTTTAAATAAATCTCTTAATGTAAATTGTCCACTAGCATCTACTACTGGCTGATCCATCAAGGGGGCTTTTGTAAAGTCAATTGTTCTTCCCTTTGATGCTGCGTATAAACCAACTTGCTCTCTAAGCATTGCATCTATTTGTGCATTAAGAGCAATAATTTTTGCTCTTGCCTGTTCAATAGTTATTGTTCCAGCTCTTAGCTCTCCAACAATTGCTGCGGACTGTACTGCTGCACCGTCTGCAATTTTAGCTGTTATTGGCAATATATCGTCAAACGTATCTAATAGTTCTTTGCTTACAGTTCCACCAAGTGCAACTGTTTTCTTTAAAGCAGCAACTTCTTCTTGAGTTTGCATTCCAAGAGTTGCCATTAACGCATGGAATCTGGCAGCTTCTCCTGAAACAATACCTGTAGATATTCCCTTAACAGATGTTAGACCTTCTATATCTGGGAGTCTTTCACTCATGTATATTTGAGGAGTTCTTCCTATGCCTCTATTTACTGGAATAGCTCCTGGCACAACGCCCATTAATGATGCTGGATTATTTGGATCTCTTGGATTTATGTGAGACATTGCTCTTGTCTCTAATTCTCCAGCGTAAGCACTTGTAGGGTCAACTTCTCTTCTCATTCCAGGAACTCCAGGAATAATTGTACTTCCGCCAACTGTAGATACTGTTGGATTAACTGGTATGACTCCAGCGGCCATAGACGTCTTTAAACTTGCGTAATCAAATATTAATTTTTGTAAAGCTGTATGCAACACATTTGCTGCCGCTGCATCCGAATAAAATGATTTCTCTACCATTCTTGCAGCTTTTTCTGCTGCAATCATTTCTGGCGTCAACATCTTCCATCCCTTTGTTCCCTGGAAGAAAGACCTCATTAATACAATGCCCTTAGTTATATAGCCAAAGAAGTTTGCAAGAACACCAGTTATCATAATCAAAGGACCAGCTATGGCTGTTACTCCGCCGAATAATGCTAATAATTTTTGAACTGGGCCAGGAAGGTTGTTAAAAAAGTTAACAATCTTTTCAAATACGTTTAAAACTTTGGTTCCAAATTCTAAGAATTGCTCACCGATTCCACTCATACTTGCTTTTAGAGATTCAACAGCTCTCTTAAATTTTCCAGAAGCTGACTCAGTAACTAGACTTAATTCTCGACCAGCCACTGAAGCAAGTTCTCCTGCTGTGGCATTCATTAGTTCCATAACTTGAACAGTTTGGCTTCCAGATTTATTTAAGTTATTAAATAAAGCTGCCATTCTGGCGAACTGGAACTTTCCAAACATTTGCTCTAATGCTCTTGCCTTACTTAATGGATCTAAAGTTTCTAATGCTGCCTGCAAATCCAAAATCATTCCAGTGGTGTTACCAGTATTTCTTGCAACCATTCCCATTATGTCGATTCCAAAATCAGACATAACCCCAATTGTTTGTTTTGTCGGATTGATCATAGAAGCAAGACCAGACTTTAATGCGTTTGCGGCTTCAGACGCATTAACGCCACCTTCACGCATTGCTGTAATGTATAATGCTAAGTCTTCTACGCTACCACCTAATTGCTTTACTACTGTACCAGCTTTAGGAATAGCTTCTACTAAATCATTTAGAGTTGTTGAAGTTTGGTTTTCTACTGCGTTTAAAAAGTTAATTGATTCAGTTAATTCTTCTGTGTTTGATTTAAATGCTGTTTGAATTGCAAGAGTTGCTTTCATTGCTTCTTGCCTATCTACTTCACCAAGAACTGCAAGTCTCGTAGTTTCTTTTACTGAAGCAATTAAATCTTGGCCAGTTTTACCAGTAGCTGCTACGTCAGCAGCAAGTGCCAAAGTTTCTTTAAAACTCACACCCATTGCGCTAGATAATTCTTTTGCAGTTGCGGTTACATCTTTTCTGATTCTGCCTAGTTCTTCTGCTGATGTACCAGCTATGTCTCCATAAACCTTTACTAATCTTGTTAATTCTTGATCTGCTTCTTTAAATGCTTTTGCGGCTGCTGCTCCAAACATGGTAAGAGGAACAGTTAAACCTACAGTTAATTGACGACCTGCCCACTGAGTATTTTTACCCCAGTTAATTAATGATGTCGAACCTTCTAGTAATGCTTTATTAAATATCTGAAGCTCCATACGAGCTAATTGAGATTTATTTTTTATTGCATCTAGGCCTCTTGGGACATGCACATTGTACTGCATTAATCCTTGTGCATTTCTGCCTAATGGTTGCAGAATTGCATTCTCAAGCATTACCTGTTCTTTAGCAAGCTCTCTAATTAACCCTTTAGATGTTTTTAGATGTGTTTGAAATGTTGAAAAATAATCTCTTAACTTTAATCTCCCAGTATCTAAATTTTTACCAAATTTATTTACATCTGAGTTAAGATTAACAAAGTGGCTAGAGAATAGGCCGCTTTGAACCAAAGTATCTCTAAACGCATTGTTTGCTACTTTGGTTGAAGCGGCTATAGACTTATTTGAAGCAATTAATTCTCTTTGTAATTGTTGTAGGCTGGCAGTTACCCTGTGTACTTCGGACACAAGGCTAGACAAGTCGGCTTTAGCGACTATACTAGTTACTATTTGTTCATCAGCCATTTATACAATTACTCCTTAGAGTAGCCCAACCCCATTCCAACTCCGAATCCAGCTTCTGCGGCAAATGCACCTCGTAGTGAAACTACATCGTCAGCGCTTGTATCAATACCCATAGCTTTTCTTCGGACATCGTCAAAAGTTTTGGTCTCCTCTTTATCTTGTCCATCTCTCAGGTCTACACCTTGTAGTGATGCCAAGAATATTCTATTTTCTTGATCAGCCTTTTGTTTTGCTTTTAATGTTAAAAGCACTTCTGGCATTGAAAGGCTGCTCTCTATTTCATCGTAACTTTTCCAGTTACCAAGAAGAAATAGTTCTCCTAATAGTGCGGCAATATCTAGTTCTGACCAGCTAGAACCGCTGCCGCCATCAGGTTTGGGTCGTCCATTTTAATACCTCCACAAACTTCAAGGATGCGGTTGATTGTTGGGACGTCCAATGCGTCTTCTAATGCATCACGATCAGCAACTAAATCTGGTAGTTGCTTTTCTAATGCCACTGCACAAGCGTCGATAAGAATAGTTAGTGTCTCATCTTCGTTTTGAACTGTTGCTGTCTTTTGAATTGCCGTCATAAACTTACGAAGCTCTTTAATCGTAAGCGGCTTTAGAGTGACTTTTGCGCCATTCTGTAATTGAATTTCTTCTACGTCATATACTGTTGTAGCCAATTTATCCTCCTTTAGGATTCTAAATTATTATAGCATAAGGGTATTACAGATACAATAAATAAGCCCCCATTTCTGGGGGCTATTTATTAATAATTAAATTAATTATTAAACTTCAAGAACACGATCAATAATTACGCCGTATTCTTTTCCAGTGTAGTCTTTATATGCAGCTGGTGTTCCAACTGTATTTGAAGACTGGCTCTTTGGAAGAAGACGGAATGTTACTGGGAATGTTGTTGGTGTGGTACGAGCAAGCGAGAACTGTGATTGCTGTACTGACAATACACGACGAGCATAATAAATACGCTCTGTACGTGCTAATGCAGTACCGTCATCTGCTGTTGTAGGAGCATTTCCTACAGCAACTAATTGACGCTCTGTTGGCTGTACGCCAAGAGCTCCTGCTTCAAGACCCAAAGTGTCTGTTGCACCTGTTCCAGAACCTGTTGATGTTAATGTATCGTTTCCTTGTCCAAAAACAACTAGAATATTTGCTAGTGTACCTTCGGACATTTCTGTTGCAATCATAACCTCCATAGCAGACTTGAAAAGCTTAGCTGTATCAAGCAACTGATCTACGGTAACAGAGTCATATGTTGGATTATAGGTAATTTGAAGACCATTGTTGGTATAACCAACGTTTCTCCATTTAGCTGTAGCTGAATTTGAATCGTATGCATCATTAAGAGTCTTAGTATAAGAAACTCCATTAGCGAATGCAACTCCACCCAAATCAGCATCGTTTGGCACTAGGTCTGCGCTGTAGTCAGAGCCTTGTGTCGAATCTGTTGTGGACAAAAAAAGCGGAGAAGCACCAACGATGATGTTTCTGGCCTCATTGTATTTTGCCATGTTTTTTCCTCCTATTTCATGAAATAAATATATATATATTGTGGCTGGCTAGGCCCTTTCCTCTAAGACTAATTTTAAAGTATAATGTGGCCTAAAGCAAATCAGGCAAATCTGCCTGAAGAATCAGTAATTCTTGAATATTGTATTTCTAATACTATATCTGAGGCCAAAAATCCTTGTACTTCTTCAGAAGGTTTTGTGGGAGATATATCGGCTATAAATATACTATGAAATTTAAACTTGTCAGATAGCCCAGACCAATAATTTATATCCCTAGCAGACTCGTCCATCCTTCTAAACTCATCAGTCATAAAGTTTCTTATCTCTACTATGTCTATCATGTCTGTAGCATATACAGTAAATAATATTTGTTCGCAACATATTAGCCAATTGTCTTTGTAGGACATTCCTATCTTGTCATAGATTATATGCTTCTTCCCGCTCAAAAATTGATTCATTTCTGGAACCTGTTGAACTGGAATAATTGGCACCATGGTTTCTTTTAGATTATCTGCATAATATGTATGCTCATCAAATATTGAGGCTGCTTTCATTTTATTCCAAAGATACTTTCTTAACTCAAACATCGCATCTAGTTTATAATTAGGCATTTGCTACCCCCGAAAATGCTGCTATTAATGCTGCGTCCGCTTCGCTTGCAATGCTGTTTGGTGAAAATTTATACTTCACAGTTTTAATTTGAACTGGAGTTGATAATGCCTTTGTCATGGCAGAATTAAATAATCTTTGAAAACCAGATTTTTTAATTGACATGTTTACTAGCTGTCCTGTAAAAAAATATTTATATGAGGCAAGAAAAGAATTTTTTGTAGCAGCCCCGCCTGGTTTTGTTACTGTAACAGATTCGCCTTTAGGCATAAATATAACATTGCCATCAATATTAAAAACTAATCTTTCTGAATGTCTTGGTGTTATTATAACAGTTTTACCAGATTCCATAACAGAAGCTTTTTTTACAAAAACGTGTCTGCTGTTAGATGACTCAGCTGGTACGAATGAGACTGAATCTAATAGCTCGTAATTAATTCTAAATGATAATCCAGACTCATCTACTTTTTTTAATTTAAAAAGCCTAGCAGATTTATCTCCAGTCCTTTTCCATTCATAAACGTGATGTAATGATCTGGGAGATGTACGTGCTTTTGCATCAATATAATCACCAAAATCTTGTTGTATCTGATCAAATATTGTCTTGCTGAAAGCTTTTTGAAACGCTACATTAGAAGTTAATTTTGCAAGGACATTCGTTTTATAAAAAACAGCAGCAGATATTTGTGCAACAGTACTGTCTTTAATTGCGCCATCGACTGGCTTGCCAGCCATTAAATTAACTAATCCGCTAGCAGCCTGTAGAGCTAATGCCTCAGAAGCCAATTTGCTGATTCTCCGATCTTCTTAATGAAGTGTTATACCCTACAACATTTCCAAAGGGATCTGTTATTGGAGTTGCTCCTATGACCTCAAAAACTGTAGCTGTGTCATTTGGATAATTTAATTCGTACCATATTGGATTGCCTTCAGCATCACGAATATTTTTAATCTTTTCTCTTATAGTCAATCTTTCTGCAGTTCTAACTTCTATAAATTGCTCATTAGAATACTGATTTCCAAAAGCCTGTTTGTCTAAATTTCTATTAGTGCTTTTACTAATAATTCCACGAGCATAGCAATTTAAAGTTTTATAATACATAAAGTTTCTTTTCATTAATCCCGTATCGGGATCTTGCTCTTCTTCTTGTCTATAGACATCCAATTTCATAGACATTAAGCCATCTACTATACCGAACACTATACCACAACCATTTGAGTGACAACATAATCAAGCAGTAATTTATCTGCGTAGGCTGACCCAGTTCCGCTAAAAGCATCTGAACCATATTGGAAATTCCAATCTGTTGTCGATATCTTATTTACATACCTGTCTTTCCATAAACGATCTTGTGAAAAATACATTCTCATAATTTCAATGGTGGCTTGCTCCACCTCATCTGGAACAGAATCCCAGCCGAACCTGGCATAAACTTTATATTGCTTGCCTCTTCTAAATATATTTGGAGAAACGTCATGAATAGATGGTGGCACCATTCCATTTGCAATATACGCATCGTTATCTAAAAAAGCTGATTGGTTTACTTTAATTCCAAACCCGCTTGTTGTTGGCTCTATAACATAACCCAAATGATTAATACCATCTAAATTATCTATCCACAATTGATCATTTTGGTGTAATGTATGTAGTGTATGTAATTTTCTAGGAAGTGGCAGAGTATCTGAGTCATTGCCCATTACTGTAAATGTATCATCAAATAAAAAGAATTTTTGACCAGTATAATATTCAACCATTTTTCTTGCATATTTTTCTGCCATACGAATTTCATGATATGTTTTATGATTTGGGTCGTTAGCATCTGAACCAAGATTCAGGTCTTCTATCGCCTCTTGTACAGAAACGTATGGCGTAACAACATCAATATAAGATTCTTGAACTGAAGCTTGAGATCCATATATGTAAGTCCACTCTATTCTAAATTTTCTATCTCTGCCTAAAGCAGATAATGGAAAATAAAATTTATATGAGCCAACATCTGTTTCGTCTGCTTCGGCTATAAAATCATAAACTACTGTATTAGGATTAATAGGTGGAGAAATTAAAGGATCCTCTGTTATGTCGTGAACCTTTACAGTAACGTCAGAGTCTGGAGTAACAGGTTCGCCTCTATAAAAAAGTTTATTTGTTACTGCTGTACTTACACCTTTATATATTTCTGCCATCAATAAAGCTTAGTTGTAGTACTCCTGTACCTCTTTTGGAGTTGCTAATCTAAACCCTTCCTCCTTATCAAAAATTTGTTGCGCTTTTTCAGGTTTCATAGCTACAAAAGGATGTTCTTTTGTAAACGTATGTCCTGCAATATCATATCTATAATTTGCTCTAGTCATTCTAACTAAAACCATGTCCTCATTTAATTCCTGGTTAGGATCAAATTTAGGTAAAACTTCTGGTGCCTCTTCTTTTGAGTCTTCTATATTTTTAAGTGTATTTTGATAGACTGACCAAGTTACGCCTTCTTCTGCCAATGCGGCAACAATATCTGCTTTGTTTTTTAGTCCATCTGTGTCTACGGCAAAATCTTCAGCAATTTGCTTTAAATCTTTTACCTTCAGTGTGTCAAATGACATATTTACTCCTTTGGTATGTAAATAAATTATAGCATTAGTGGGTTAAAAGGAAAAGCCCCCAAAAATTAATTTGAGGGCTTTTCAGCAGTTTTAATCCTATTTATTAATTAGGAAGCAACTTTAACGTTCTTAACAACGACCCACGCATCTGCCTGCTCAATTTGGCATCCAACACGAGTATACATTGTATATTCGATGGAGTCCTTCTTTGGCCAGAAGAAGCGATAAACTGTTACATCACGCTTGATACCAATAACGACGTTATTTGGGAATGTCAAGTGGATATCGCCAAGATCATTGTCAGCACCCTGAGTTTCCTTCAATAGAGGAACTTCAACAATTGGAATACCAAATGCAAATGGCGCTGTGAATCCAGCTGGACCACCTAATCCTGCAGTGTCTCCACGGATAATGCTTGCAGCAATATCTTGTGGGTTAACATTCTGGATATTTTGTGATGTTGAATACAAATAATCCTGAATTAGATTTGATCCTGACAAGAAGCGAAGATCTGGTCTGCGCTGCTTGTACTTACGTGGCATAGCCTTAAGTGCGTTATTGAATACAGCACGTGAGACTGCGTCTCCGTCTGCATCTACAACGTGACCGTTGGCCTTAGCAAGCTTCACAATACCATCGAAGGCCTTGTAAAGATTGTCTGATGAAAGCGAAGTATCTCCATTAAGGACTACGTCCTCAAGGTCGTTACCTGCCTGTGTTGCCATAAGTCTTGCAATGTGGTCTTCGAGATCGGCACCTTCAATATTATCTTCTAGAGATTCTGTTGAAAGCTCCCAATCCAAACGAAGCTTCTTTGTTGTAAGAGAGATCTTTGAGAACTGTACAGCAGAATTGCTGCCAGTGTTCTCAGCTTCAGCGGCAAGCTTCATAAGCTTCTCGCCAACACCGATACGATCTATCTCAGTAGTATCAGCTCGCATGCGAACTGTACGTGCTAATTTTCCGACTACTGTTGCATCGAACATGTAATCAAGGAATCTTGCGGACTGCTCTGGATTGAGCAAGCCACCCTTACCCTCGGAACCGACGTGGATTCCAGTGGTGGGATCTGCTGCGCCTTCCATACTACCTGTTATAGTAGTACCTGCTGCAGCCGCTTTAGCTAATAGTTCATTACTCATTAGTTATTTTCACCTACCCTTATTTAATCAATTCACTAACGGAACCGAGGAAAGTGCCGTTCCATTTTGATTTCTTTATTGTTACTTCCTGAGACCCGCCAAGGTCTGAGGACTTCTTAATTGCAGTCTCTGATTCGACTGCGTCTACTCTCTTCTCAACACCATCAATAGTGTTTTTAATTGCATTTACTGCATCTGAGAGAGCTGTATGTTTTTCTGCTAATTCTGAAATTCGAGCATCTACGCTCTTGCTAAAAGTTTCAACTGTTTCTTTAATAGTTGTAACTTGAGCTGCGTTTGCCTCAGAGGCCTTTTCCAAAGTCTCGGAGAAGAAACCCTTAAGGTCGCCAAGCATCTTAGCAAAATCAGGCTCATTAACCTGTGCGTCTGATACATCGGCTGCTTGTTCCAGAACTTCGGCAGAAGTGTTGGTTTCTGCAGACTCTTCTACTTTTTCAACTGGTGTTTCTTCTGCTACTACAACCTGATCAGCAACTTCTGTTGCTTCTGGTGCACGTAACTTTTCAACAGTCTCTTCAGTATTTGTTGTTTCTACGTTTTCCACTTCATTACCTCCTTCTGCGTTTGCCTGTTTTGCAATTTGTGTATCAGGCAACGTTTGCAATCTTGATTTATACGAATCAAGAATCTTATCTATTTCTTTTGACTTGTTATAGTCATTTGATTCCACCCAGCCAATAAGTTCTGTTTTCTTACCAGTGACTGGTGAAATATACTCAGACTCTGTTGACATAAATACAGAATCACTTTCTGCACAATAGAAAATATTTTCCATTTTAACATCTGCAGCAATACCTTTGAAAATCATTTGACCATTGACTTTTTCAATAGATAAAATGTTACAGAGTTCATTTGCTGGAGAATCAACTATTGATAATTCAACAAGTGAGTAATCTTTGATGAAGCGAACACTTTGCCCAGTAGACTTATTTACTTCTGTATCTGAGTCTATTATTTTACCGCCGATTGAAAATCCTGTAAGTGTTCCATCAAGAACCTTTTCCCAGGTATCTTGTGCGCCTTTTGAAATGTATGCATCAACATACACTCCGTTATAAAATTCTTTTGTTTTTGGATCATAATAAGTTTCTGGTCTAAAAGATGCGACCTTGCCAACCGCCATCGGCTGATGCATTTCTCTTAGATTTCCACGGAAGCTTTCAAATGCCTTCATGCTTGCTTCTTGCGTGACCACATCGCCAGTCTGATCTAGGTTGTCTAGTGTTGCGAAACCTGAGACTGTTCTTTTTTCTCTGTTGACCTTCGTAAACGGAACTGATAAATTAATAACATTTCCGTTAGAAGACCAATGTGATTTTTCAATGGTCATATGTGTATATTATAGACTTCTATATATCTAAAGGCAAATAACTGGTTGAGTAGGACTACTCAACTTGTCTGCCGTCGCCTTTTGCATTTCTGCCTTCTCCAGAATTATCTGGGGAATTAGCGGCACGTTCTCCATCCCTTGCCCTGCTTTGCATGGCCTGTGCCTTAATTTCAGCAGCCTTTGCCTGCAAATCAACTACCTCGTCTCCCCCATCTAGTGGGACCATTCCCTTTCTAATTCGAATTTCATTTGGGGTAATTACTTGCATTCTTAAATATCTTTCATCAATTTTAGACTGAGTATCCTCATCTGTCAAACTTAATTCATTAAATTTAAGAATTAGGGCATCTGTCATTTCTTGAATAACTCTATTTAATTTCTTTTCTAAAATATCTTGTGCTGGAGCACATACCTGCTCTTTAAATGTTTTATCAGCATCTCTAGCATTTGCTAAAGATATTCCAGTAGCCGTCCCAACCTTATTAATTGGAACTCTGTGTGCCATAAGTATTTCATCTCTATTTGACTGACGATAAACGTTAAATGACGATTCTTGTGTTCCAGCCTCAATAGGCTCCATCTTAAACTCAGTTTTGGAATCTGGAGAATCTGGAGGAAGAGGGATATAGAGAGACCTGTGATTTTTTCCCTTTAGACCTACCTGGAAAAATTCCAACAGTTTACGTTCAGATTCAGGAGACAATTTTGCTCCCTTAACTGTAATAATGTATCTAGGGACAGCTTTATTCTCAAAATAATCTAAGTTATATTTACCAGCAAACTCATTGCCAGCCATTGCATTTTGTGCAGCAATAATATCTGGAATTCCATAATAGTTATTTTTAGGCGTATATTTTTTTAGATGAATAATTTCATTAGGGCGATCTGTTGCTCCTGCCACTGGATTAGGAGTTTCTGTGTCTCCGAAGTTACGGAAAAATACAGCCTTACCATATAGCAATTGTACAAAGCCGTCTCTAAGGCGCCTTACACGCATTGTCTTAGCTGGTATATGCCCAATATACCCTATCTTGCCAGCAGTAGTTCTGCCAACCTCTAAATAACCATTGCCAGTAGCCTCTACATCGGTATAAAATTTAATAAGTGTTTCTTTAAATGTTTCTTCTTCATTGCAATCTTCTAGCCACTGATGTAGATCTTGTTTAATTCTATTTAACTTTCTACGTGCTCTTTCTAATTGCTTTTCATCTTCAATTGAATCTAATAAATCTGTTGTTTTTTTGCTTTCGATAAAATCAAACCCAAGGCCAACTATGTTAGAAACCTTGGCATTAATTGCTGCATAATTATATGGAGATATTTCATATATTGATGAAAGGTAATCTAAGTTATATTCAGGCATCACTAAATCAAATAGCGCATATCCACTAACCGCCTGCTGTATTAGTAATTGTTGAGTTGCAGTTCCATCAGTTCCAGTAAATCTCTTTTGTATGTCTCTAGACGCTTTTCGTCTTAATGCTGGCCCTAATCCAGAAATTTTTAAAAGCTCTTCTCCTTCTACAGAGAAAGGATCATCATTTTTTTGAGTTGTTGCAGAATTAAATCTCATCCAATCAGCAACATTAGATATTTCAATGTTGCTTGAAACTGCATCTTCTTCGTATTCAATCATTTTTGACCCTTCTTTAATTTAGCTGTTTCGTCTTTATAAACTCCAATATCTAATGGATCAGGAGTTAATCCCCATCTAAGTCTTTGCTTTTGGTACTCAAACTCTTCGTCATCAATTTGTCTACTTCCTTCAAGAAATTTTGGGGACCCCTCTTGAATTCCATAACCTCTAACTGCTCTTGCCAGTAAATTTATTCTGTCTCTATTACCACGCATTGAAGCTATTGAAAGAAAATTTCCATCATCATCGCCTATCCATCGTCCATCTGGCATCTCCCAAACATAGACCCCAAGCCTGGTTTCGTTTTCTTTAAATTTAGCGTTAGTCTTTTTAATTTCCATAGGTTAACATTTTATCACTTTTGTGACCCTAAGTCCAGCTTTTTGTCAATCAAAATGACAAAATTATTGCTTTGTAACCAGTTGCCATTCCAGATCATATAAATTGACAGATGATTCTGTCATAGACACTGACGCATTTGATAGGTCAAATACTGTATAAACATCTCCATACCTGTAAAGATTGAAGTTTGATAATGCTTTTGAACTATCAAATGGATACTCATAAATAGCTATATTTTGATAAATTGCAGAGGTACCGCCGCCTAAAGATGATCCATTAATTTTTATTTGACCAGTAACAGGATCTATAAATGTAATAGCGACATAATTTATATCGTTTTCTGTAAATAGATCCTCCACATTTGTAACAGAAGACCTATTGTAATTATTTACATATATCTCTTGTATATTAGCCTTTGCCAAATTACCGTCTGCATCCCAAGACAACAATGTGGAACTTGCAAATATCAGTGAGCCTGCTCCAGAGAGCGTGTGTGGCGTATAGAAGAGCTCTATTGTTTTTACGTTGTCCGTAGTGGTTATGTCAAAATTAGACCCTGTAGGGACCTTTAAACCATTCCTAGAGTCTCTCCAGAGGATCTCTGAGCTTACTCTACCCATTGTAAATGGGGTTTCTGATTCTATATAAGATGGTCCATTTACTGCCAACCTTCTTACATTATTATAAAATTTAACAATTAAATAGTCTAGCCTAGGATTAAACCTGCTTGCATCAATAGTGGTCATTGTTACTCTTATAAATAATTTTCTTTCTGAGCTAAAATCATTTATGCTATATTGTGGAATTTCTTCTCCATTTATACAATGCTGATAATTTATTCCGTCGTCGCTTGTTTCAACAGTAATACCATTATCTCCGTCCCACTCTATTTTTGAACAATTCATTGTGTTTGAAGGCAAAACAATATTATCTTCTAAAACTATTGTTACTGGAGACTGAGTTTCTGTTTTTAATATACTTACATAATCTTCATTTTCATCATAATATAAATCTTGATTTAGAAAAAATTGCCATGACCTGTTTGATGGCCAAGCATATTGATAGACTGGATAGGTATTGTCGTCAAACAAATTGAACCATTCTCCGCCGCCAACTTCTATAATTTGAGATGGCATCAACCCTTTTGCGGAATTGTAATGATTTTTAATTTGGTTTTGAGACAATGAGTACCTGAATACAGCAACACTATTTATAATAAAATTTTGACCAATACCGCATGGTCCAGTTTTAAAATTAACTGAAGTTCTAGTAAAAGGGTTTCCAGATATTTTTTTATTAACTTTAAATTTCCCATCTATATACAAAAATAATTCAGTGGGAGTGTAATTTGCGGTTACAAAAAACGCCTTGTCTTTATATGGAATTGTGTATTCTATTTTTTCTTGATCTACTTGAAATACTATATTGCCTTTATAATAAAACAATCCAACCTCATGGTCTGTAGTTTTATCAGCAAAAAGCGGTGTGTTGAAGTTACCAGAAATATTAGGTTTAAACCATAATTCAATTGTAAAGTCGCTATCGTAAGAATCCGATGTAGCAAACTTGCTTATGTTTGTTTGTCCAGAATAATCTTTATCTATAGTATATTCTATATAATTTGAATCGCTTATAGTTGAGCCAGCCGAATTTCCTTTTACTAAAGGTAAAACTGAAGATTTTGGACGTCCCACATATTTACCATTATTTTGACATTCAGAATTATCATATGCAATGTCTCCACCTAAATTTGAATATGACGCATATGCAGCAGACACATCAGCGTATGTCCCGTATGTAAGTAGTAATTCTGCATAAGTTAATGGTTTTGTTCCAGTTATATCTTGATATGTTTCATAATTTGTAAGTATGTCTTGATAATCATCATTTTGTGCAAGTAGGTCTGTATAGCCCATTGAGCTAGATGAGGTAAAATCATCTAATGGATAATATGCTAATGGGTAATCGCTTAATATTACAGATCTATAAGACATTAAGATAAGGCCAGTTTTTGATTTTCTTTTTCTTTAATTTGAGCTTCTAATTCAGATATTTTAGATTGATCTGGATTTGTTTTTACTTTTTCAAGAAGTATCTCTATCTCTGCTGAATACATTGCATACTCTAAATTTCTAATAGCGCTTATTCTTATTTGATTTTTTTCGTTATCTGTAAGCTCTTGATAATCTGGCATTTTTCCTCCTACATTAATTTATTAACTGATTTATATCAGATAATTCTTGCTCTAATAAATTTTTTTGATTATAAAAATCTTGCAATACTTCTGTTCTAGGTGTTTTTCCTTCTATATTAGAATTTGGATTTTTTAATATATCTTCTTCTAAAACATTAATGTGAATATCACAGTTAGATATTAAATTAAGTATAATTGATTTTCTATATTCTAATTCTTCCATATTAAGACCAATTCGATGTGGCAACGCCAGAATTTCCTGCTGAGTTAGAGGCATACACAGTAAAATATGCCCACAATCCATTTCCAGAATTCATTGATTGAGTAAATGAAGTTCCTGTTGTGTTTCCGCTTGCTGTTGAATTAATAGTTCCACCGTTTGATGAAGATTGATAAAGTGTCCAATAGTAAGTTATTGGGGTTGATCCAGTAGAGGCTGTCCATGTTCCAGTCCATGAAGGTCCAGTTGAGTATGTGTTAGTTGCATTTGTTGGAGTGCTTGGTGCGGTTGCACCTCCACCACCTGGGGCAGTCCAAGAAATGCTTTCTGTATCTGTGTGTCCAGTAGATGAGGTAACTGTTAATGAAATGCTATATGTTGTTCCAGCGGTATGTGTTCCAATATATTTTTGTCTATCTGCATCTGCTGTACCACTAAATGATGTTCCTCCTCCAGCGCCACCAGTTGATGGACTTACAGACATTGACCAATAATCTTGATAGTCTACAGTCCAATTAACATATGTTAGCGTACCGCTATTTGTTACAGTTAAACTTCCTATGGTTGGAACTAATGGGGTTACTGTCCATTGAGCATATAAAGTTTGAGATGAATTGGGAGAAAAGCTTGATCCAGCATCAACTATTTTAGATCCTCCAGATGTATTATTCCACCATCCAGTACAAGTATATCCAGATCTTGTTGGTGTTGGTGCAGTAACTAAATCTCCAGAGTTTACAGAACTTGAAGTAGGAGAAACAGAGCCACCGTTAGCATTCCAAGAAATACTGTAAGTAATTATAGACCATTGTGCATACAAGGTAGTTGAGGATGTTGGGTAATATACTGATCCTCCGCCACCAACATAAGTTCCACCTGATGCTGCTGTATACCAACCTAAGAAAGCGTAATTAGTTCTACTTGGCGTAGGTAAAGAAATTCCTCCAGCATTTGTTCCGTTTGCAGATGTTGGTGAAACAGAACCACCGTTGGCATTAAAAGAAACAGAATACGATATAGCTGACCATTGTGCGTATATTGTTATATTTGAAGGTGGTGTATAGTTGTTTCCAGTTGTACCTAAATATGTTCCTCCAGAAGTAGCAGTGTACCAGCCATTAAATGTGTGGTAATCTCTTGACGCACTTGGAAGTGAAACTGATTGCCCAGCGGTAACAGTTGTAGAAGTTGAGGAATTTCCTAATACAATTCCTCCGTTAGCGTTATATGTTAATGTATAAGTTGATGCTTGAATTATTAAACTATTTGATGTTGTAGATGGAGTTGGACCTCTACCATTGCTTACTGTAACTCTACATGTTATAGCATTACCGATATCTGCAGAAACCGTAACATACTGATTTCCATTAGCGCCAGAAATATTTGAACCATTTCTTAGCCATTGATAGGCTGTAGTTGTGTATGAAAATGCTTTGTCGCTAGGAAAGCCTCTCCAGGTTCCATCTGAAACTGTTAAGGTATTTCCTTGAATATTACTTCCTGTTATTGTTGGAGAGGTTATTAATACTGGATATTCTGGATACCACTGTCTCCATCCTGTAGATGTATTAACCCATCCTTTGGCAGCATCTTTCCATGCTCCATTAAAAACTTTTAGATTTTTGTATTCTTTCCAACTTGAGCCATTCCATATTCTGTTTGTCATGGTTATGCCTCATGCTGTATATATATATCGCCTGTTGCTGTAGCTGTTGGTGGTGTAGCTGAAGTACCATAAAAAATTTTATTTCCGACTGCAGTCATTCCATTAGAGTAAACATTAACGCTTCCAGGTCCTGTTGCGCCTGTTGCCCCTACTGGTCCAGTTGGTCCAGTTGCTCCTACTGAACCTTGTGGTCCAGTTGCTCCTGTTGGGCCAGCAACAGTGCTTGCTGTTCCACTAGCACCTGTTGCGCCAACTGGGCCTGTGGCACCAATTGGTCCTGTTGCACCTGTTGCGCCAACTGGGCCTGTGGCACCAGTGTCACCTTTATCTCCAGTTCTGGCAAAGGTGATTACTATGTCGTCATTATTACTGAATGTTGCTGCATTACCTGATACATACGATCCAGATACAGTAAACCATCCAGTATTATCTGAAAGTCCAGATATTGTAAACAATGCAAAGACAGAATCATCGTTTTTCTTTGATACTCTAAAATGTCCTTTAATTGTTGACGTAGAGTCATCAATTGTGTTTAAAAATGAGGATATATTTGTTGAAGAGTCATTTGATGAATCAATATACATTGCTGTAGCACTTGAAACTATTGCGTTATTAAATCTTACAAAACCCACTCCTGGATCTGCTGCTGTAATTGTTGTACTGTATGTGTAATCAAATGTTGCTCCGCCAAAGTTACCAGCTGGACCTGTTGCACCTGTTGGGCCAGTTGCACCTACTCCTGTTGCACCTGTTGCACCTGTTGGGCCAGTTGCTCCTACTGGACCTGTTGCACCAACTGGACCTGTTGCGCCTATTGCACCAACTGGACCTGTTGCGCCTGTTGCTCCAATTGGACCTGTTGCACCAACTGGACCTGTTGCGCCTGTTGCGCCAATTGGGCCTGTTGCTCCATCTGGTCCAGTTGCACCAACATCACCTTGAATTCCCTGTACACCTGTTGCACCAATTGGACCTGTTGCACCAATTGAACCTGTGTTACCAACTGGACCCGTTGCTCCCGTTGCACCTATTTCGCCAATTGCACCTGTTGCACCTGTTGCTCCTGTTGCACCAACTGGCCCTGTTGCGCCAGTTGCACCAACTGAACCTGTTGCACCTACTGGACCTTGTAATGGTCCAACATTAATCCATTGTGATCCATCCCATATATGCAAATCTCCATCAATTACATAGCCATCGCCAAGAGATCCTGTTAGTGGAAGTTCGGATACATTTGCTAAAGATCCTTTAATTGTAACGCCTGCACCTTGTGGACCAGTTGCGCCAGTTACACCTTGTGGTCCTGTTGCGCCTGTAGGTCCAATTGGACCTGTTGCACCTACTGTACCTGTAGCACCTGTTGCGCCAACATTTCCTTGAATACCTTGTAACCCTGTTGCACCTGTTGCGCCAACATTTCCTTGAATACCTTGTGGGCCAGTTACACCAGTAGGACCAACTGGACCTGTAGAACCTGTTGCACCAACTGGACCTGTAGAACCTGTTGCGCCTACTGGACCTGTTGCACCTGTTGGGCCAGTTGCTCCTGTTAATCCTTGAACGCCTGTAGCGCCTGTTGCACCAACTGGACCTGTAGCACCAACTGAACCAGTTGGTCCTGTTGCGCCTGTAGGTCCAGAATGTGTTTCTAAATAGTCATCTATCTGTTCAGCTAGTGTTTGTAAATCTGCTGGAACATTTGGTGGATCTGTCTGTAGGGGATAATGAAAATTTAATCCCGATGTGCTAGGTGCCATATTTTTTATTATACCATCTGGTGAGTTATAATATCTTCCTCATACCAGCCTTCCCCCCATAATTTTGACAAATTATAGAAGTATTTCTCATACTGATATTTTACAGTATCTACTGAATAAAGCGAAATTGCTCTATTTCTTATATACTCTGGGTTCAAGGATTTTACGTCCTCTGCCGCCTTGCAAAAATCTTCAAACATTCTACATCTATATCCTGTCTTTCCTTGCTCTACAGTCTCCGTAAATGCACCCCAGTCAGTTGTAATTACTGGAGTGCCGCAAGCCTGTGACTCAATATTAACATTGCCGAAAGGCTCAATGTACAATGTTGGAACAAATGTGGCAATGGCATTACCCATAAGCTTTGCCCTTTCTTCTGGTCCAACTGGACCAACATACTCTCCGTATCCGCTAAATTCTCCAGGTCCAGCAACTATTAATCTCTTACCAAGTTTTTCACAGACCTGTTGAGCAATTTTCCAACCTTTACGATCTATAAGTCTTCCTATAAAAAAATAATAATCTTCTTTTTCTTTTACCAGCGGAAACATTTCTGGGTCTAAGTAGCCTGGAATCACAGCATCAAAAAAGTGGCCATCAGCTTCAGAAGCATTTTTATATTGTGAATATATTGAATGCATCCAAGAATACGATTCAAATACTCTAAATTTACTAAATACTCCAGCGTAACCTACACCGAACTCAACAGATATCATTTCTGGAAAACTATCTGCAATTATTTTTTGTGCACTTCCACCAATTAAACATATAAAATCTTTTTTGCCTGCACGTTTTTGTATTTCTCTAACAACGTTTGCATTAAATAGCATCCAATGTGGTTGTCTTGAATCGAAGGAGCCAGAAGTAAAGTGTTTACCTTTTAATGATTTAATTCTTTGCTCTTCTGTTATGCATGTAATTAATTCATCACAGTCTGCTTCATTTTGTTCTCCAGCATAAAGATAAACTGTATGACCTAACGATTTCATCATATTGCAAAATCTACGTACTTTTTCTGTATATGCACAATTAACAAAATCTTTAGTTGTTTGTGTATGTGGCAAAGAAACTACATGGAATATCAACTAGACCCAGTATCCTTTTGCAATGTATCGAGAGTTATTTCTTGCAATACCTTCTTCAATTTTAAAGTCTGAAGGAGCAATAATTATACTTCCAGCCTCTGGTTTAAATGAAGGTTTACCTTGGACTGTAACTTCTCCGCCGTCAAAAGAACTATTTATATATAATGTTGCTGTATATTTACTGCTTGATACTGAATCTTGATAAAACTTTTCACTATCAATTTTTTTAACAAAATACGACGTGTCTAAATTTACGTCTTCTGTTATATTGTTAAAAATTTTATATTGACTAAAACAATGATGAAATGTAGCTTTTAAATTATTGACTAGAAATAAAGTTCTTCCATCTATTGGTTTTTGCTCATTTGAAAAGTCTGAGGAAAAACTTTTTTCAGCCCCCCATTCAGTTGGCTTCCAATTACTTATCAAATTATGTCTTGATGGATCAGACTCTGTTTCTTCAATAAATTTTATATAATTGCCAATTTCTTGTAAACAATACGTAAAGTAAAAAACTTTCGGAGAAAGTTCTTGAAAAACATACATTGCCATTTTTTTATCTTTCTATGCTGGTACAAAAACGCCGTCTACGTATTGACCTTTGTTAAGCCAAAATGAGGGAACCATATACTTGTTTCCGCTTTTAATCAGATGTGCCGTGTGGCTATATGGATCTGTTGAAGGGAAAATAACAACACTTCCTGCCTCTGGTTTTATTCCAAACATGGTTCTTTGTCTATTTCTTTCATCGTTAAAGTCTTCTATGGCAGCATAGTCAGAGCCAGTTAGAACTCCATCTTTAACATTAAATGATAGCTCGCCACCTTCATAGTCGTCATTAAGATACATAACCAATGAATATCTTAGTCTTTTATCGCCTTCTTGCTGGTCAAAATGAGAGCCCATAAATGTACCTGGCATATATTTTTTAACTGCTGTATCGGTCATTAAAATTATTTTTGCATCATCGTCTACCTGTTTTGCGTAATCTTCGCAAACCCTTTTCATGCCGTCAAAAATTTGATTATAAATATACTTAGCATCATCCAATATATCTTCTTTACAATTTTTTGTTATTTGGTCCAATGACAAACATTTTATTCTTTTGTGTTCTCCATAAATATACATTTCTCCACTACAAGCTGACCACTCTTCCCAGCTTGTTATAAAGCTTGAAAAATTATCAGATTGTGTAGACTCGATTAGGTCTACCAATTTTTTAGGATCCTCTAGTACATTTTTGTAATAATATACCTTGTCAAAAAGTTTTTCTGCTATCATATTTCCTCCTAGTAAATTATACCATTTTCAAAATTATTTAAAAAGATCTTCTTTGTCTGGATAAACAAATTCTGGTTGCCAATTTGGATCTTGCTTAAATAATGCATCTTCTCCATTTGGATCTATCCAAAACATAGGAAGCATATACTTCCATCCTGATTTAACTAAATGTGCAGTATGGCTAAATGGTGAAGGTGATGGGAATATCACTATGCTTCCAGCCTCTGGTTTTATATAAAAATCAAACTTTCCTTCGTTTTCTGGATGAAGCAAATCATCTTCTAGTGCCTCTGTAGTTCCAGTCACAACTCCATCTCTAATGCTAAATGAAAGTTCTCCACCTTCATAATCATCATTTGGCCAAACAACCAAGGAGTAAAGAAGTCTTGTATCTCCTTCTTGAGAGTCATGGTGGACCCCCATATAGTTACCAGACCTATATCTATGGACACCAAACTGCTCCAATAAAATTAAATCTCTATCTATATTCTGTTCCCGCTTATAGTCTTCACATACAGCCCTAACAGCATTAAACAATGGGTCTCTTATTTTTATGAAAAGTTCTTTTGCTTCATCAGAAACATCTTTATCTATATTATAAACATTATTCAGCAAACAGAGCTTTTTATACCCGTAAACATATGGGTGTCCCATAGATCTATTAGAATCGACGTCCCATTGATTCCAGGGGGTAAGAAGTGGAAACATTTCTGGATGATTTTCAGAATCATTTACTGCGTCTAGCCACTCTTTCACATTAGGAATAGCATTTCTGTAATAATAAACTTGAGGATGCAGTTCTTCTCTAATCATTCCATTATCTAATACAGTTGTTTTTGTCATTTTAATTGTTGCCTCCCACTTTAAGTGCTACTTCTTTTTTATCGGTTTGATCTGGTCCTGGGAGCATTCTTTCTCCACGCTCTTTCATCTCTGCCCACTTTGCAGCATCATCTGCCTGCCTCTTTCTTTGCTCAGCAATATCTTCTTCCCAAAGTGCTCTTTTTGCCTCATCATATTCTGCCTCTTCATTATCCCAAAATGATCCTATGGTCCATCTTTCTCCTTTAGTTACCATTTGTACTTCATGAATGTTGTGATGCCCGCCATTAAATGCTACCAGCATTCCAGTTTTAGGCTGAATGGTAATATCATGATCTCTAAAATTTAAAGCTCCGCCTTCAAAATCATCATTTAGATATAGAAATGCTGCCCACTTACTTCTTTCAAAGGAATTATACTCGACAGAATCTATCGCAGTGTTATCAGAATGGAATCCCGCATAAGCACCTTCCACCCATTTTTGGCAATGGTAACTTACTAGTTTAACTGGCTTGCCCCTGCATATAGCAGTACCTTCTTGAATTTTATCTTGTAATACTGTAAAAAAATCTGATGGTAAATTAAAATTTAATTTATCTTCATCATCTGGTAGATTGGACGCAAATGAGTCATAAAATGAAATAGGGTCCCACTGTAAAGTGCCTTTATCTGTAGAATGCTCCCAATATTTCAATATATTGCTACACTCTTCTTCAGTAAGAAAGTTTTCAAAAATTAAAACATCTTCTTTAATTCTTGTTTGGCTGTCTAAGTTGTATGTCATTGTATCCTCTCTGCTGTTTCAGAAATTTTTGCATAGTCAAGTGGTTGATATGCTCCGCTATTTATACCTTCTTTAATTCTACCACGCTCTATTTCCGCCCAAGCATCTTTTCCATAAATTTGTTCTTGCTTTAGCCATTCTTCGGAACCCTCATAAAATCTCTGCCAATGATTTCTTATAAAGTATTTTGGTTTTCCATATGTCTTTCTTACTCCATGTCTATAAAGCTCTCCTGGCTCCGACAAATAGTTTGGATCACCTGCTGGAAAAACTAAAACGTCACCAGCTTTAGGCTTATAATAAAATAGTTTATTTTCTCCTACAAGGAAATCTACTCCGCCACCATCATAATCGTCATTAAGATACATAGTTGCAGTAACAGTAAATTTATACCCTCTATTGTTTTCATACTCAACTTGATAATCTGTATGCATATGCATCGCTAAATCAAAAATATTATCATCTATTCCAGATTCAATTTCATACTTACATATTGAAGGCCCCATCATTTGCCACAATTTCATATCTTTTTGCTCTACATCATTATGAACAATTTTATCTTTTTCTATTGGAACGTTATGTATTTCTGAATAATGTTGCGTTGTTGAATAAAATACATTAACAACGTCTTCCCACATTTCTTTTTCTGTTCTAGTTCTGTCATTATCTGGCTTTCCGTCAAAATTTAACATATTAACTTCTTTGCCAAATGTGTACCAGCCTTTCCAATCACTCAAGATTGATCCTTCTGGATTTGTTTCGGATTCAATTATAGTTTTTGTAAGAAGGTTTATGTCTTTAAATGGATTGCTATACACAAAAATTTTTGGGTATATTTCTTTATACTCTAAAGTCATTGTTGCACTGGCTCCCACTTTTTATTTCCAGTGTGTTCTAATATTTGCCAGAAAAATGGGGAGGTAAATCTTCCTCCTGATATAATCGGCCTTACTCCGTGGACATACCATCTATCTCCTGGGAAAAAGTATGCTGACCCAGCAACTGGTTTAAATTCTATACCCTGTACTGGAAAAAATAGTTCTCCGCCTTCATAGTCATCGTTAAAGTAAAATAATGAAGCTATATCATAATGTGGAAAATCATTTGGGGTTCCAGCATCTGGCCCCTCGTGCAATTCTTTATCTGCGTGAGGATCTTGTCTTGTACCAACTGGCCATCTCACTATTGCTGGTCCAGTTGCCTGAACCTTTACTCCAAAAAATTGTTCTACCTCTATCTGTAATCTAGAAATTAATCCTTCAACAACATCTACAATTTTTGGGTCATCCGATATTTCCATTGACATTCTGGTACACACTCTGTCTGCCCACGCATTTGCGTCATATATCACAGTGCCATTTTCATTTTTATGAGAATTTGTTATGTCCCAAGTCTGATTGGTCTGAGCAAATTTTGTTAATCTTTCCTTTTCCCAATCAAGAAGAAAGTTTGGAAGCTCAACTATATTGCTAGCATCTTTACCAAAAAACCCTGAAGGAGTTATTGACCCAAGGGATCTGTAGTCGTGTGTGTTGTTTGTGTTAACCTGTCTTTGCATTATTTATATTTCCTTTTTGACCAGAACAATTTTTTATAGACGCCACCTTCAGTGGTTCTAAATGTATCTGAAGTTTCTCTAGTCTTTTTTGCAATATCTTGCGGACTATGAAACAATACTTCTGATTCCCAGTCTTCTCTCTTAAATGGAATTATTTGCAAATATGGGGTTCCAGCTGGAACTGTCCCAGTAAATCCTTCTTTTAAGAAAAAGGGTATAAGCCCAGAAGTAGTAACCTTATCACTGTCTATTATACCACCCACGGTAATCCACGGCAATTCAAAATGATTTATCGGAGGAACATATATAGAACTATATCCATCTGGTAACTCTGGAGCCCAATTTGCATACCAATGAAAATGCCATGAACTACATCCAATTGGAGTTTTAAAATCTTGCATAGGCGGTCTTTCTCCAACAAAATCATCAAATCCTATTGGAACCTTAACCCTTACTCTGCCATTTTTTTCATAAAATTCTAAGTCGCATGGTGTGACAAGCATGTAGCCAGTTTGAAATGTATCCAGTACTGCTGGGCATGCCTTAAAACTAAACATTTTTCCTTCGCCGTTAAAGTTTGCTACTGGATTTCCTAGTGGGTCTTTTACAAATGTATCTGAGTCTTCCCACCATTTAGGTAAAGTTTTTCTAGAAGTTATTGGAACAGTAGATTCTTTGTTATAATGTTTATTCGAATGAAATATTATTTTTTTTGTCATTTAATACCACACTGTTCTGGACCATCAACAATATTTAATCTTAAAACTTTTACTTCATGATCTCCAATTTTATTTCCCTTATAATCAACAGCATCTCTATAAAAATTAGTCCACTCACCTTTTTTATTTATTTCTGAGACAATTTTCCCGTAATCAGCATCTGGGAAAAAGTTAGAAGGCAACTCGGACATGTTTTTAATTACACCCTGTGAATTATTAATATCTGACAAAGAGATTGGTAAAACTGAAATAACTGGCGTATTTGCTGGTATGGTTATAACTTCATTAGCTTTAGTTATTCTCCATGCTACTGGAAACTCTCCTGCAAAAAATGATGTGCTTATTAAAATAGTAAAAGGCCATACACCTTCTATTGGCCAATTTGGTGTAGGCATTGCCATCATGCTTAAATTTTCTTTTGTTCTTAAGATTAAACCTGTTTTAAAACTAATTGTGGCATTTGATCTTCCAGTGTAAACATATTTATGTCCACTTAATACTTTAACATGTGTGTCTGTAGAGTCAGAAATCCCGTCCCATATGAAACTTATATCTTCTGGAAAAGATATCCCCCACCCTAAACCATTTGACAGTGTTACTGGAAAACAATGATATGCATGCTTGTCAAAAGTTTCTTCCATCCATTGTCTTTTAATTCCAAGAGGTTTTATTTCAGCAGAATATGGACTTGCTTTGTATATCTCAAATTCCATTATTAATATGTGTCTTTTATAGATTTATCAGACATAAACTGTCTATAAAATTGCTCGTTATGTGTTGCATCATTATAATCTGTCATTGTTACTATTGAATATTTTATGCCAGATTTTACTGGTAATGCAGCATGAGAAAATAAATAATTTGATGGGAATATATATAGGTCTCCCGCTTTTGGCTTAATTGTTTTATCTATTTTGTCAAACCTTATTCCGCCCTCTTCATAATCATCATTAATATATGCAACCATTGATACTGTTGAAATGTAAGACCATCCATGGTCTGAATGATATGAGAAGTGTTGCCCAGGACCATACTTAACAAAGTTCATAGCTTCCCAGTATTTCATCTCAATATTATAAAATGAACAATAATCATCCAAAGCTATCTTTTGTGCGTCATGAACATCCTGCCAAATTTTGTCAAATTCTTTTTGCTGATCATCTTTGCCTGGGTAATCAAAATATTTTAATTTAAAATCAACACAATCTCTATACTCAGGAAGCTTTTCCCTGTATCCAACTGTAGCATCTTGCCAATTGTAAAATCCATGACTATCTTTAATATTAGACTCAAGTCTATTTATTATATCCAGTTCTGACTTAATAACATCTCTATATACCCATAACCCAGGAAACAATTCTTCTTTTTCATACATCTTCTTTACTCCATTTTCCAATAGGACATTCAGCTTCAGCAAGTTGAACTTTTAATGGCATTATGCATCCACATTTTTCACATCGTTTTGTTATCTTGTAAAACTCACAAGATTCGCAAATTTTTAATCTTTCGTTAGGCAAATTTTCATCAATAGTATACCTATCTGGATCTAACAAATGCCATGGTCTAGAGTTTCCTAAAGACTTTTTCCAGTCTTCCCATTTAGACATATTAAAGATTCTTACTATGCAGTAGGAGAGCTCCAAGAAGAGCCGTTCCAAATCATTCCAAGTGAAACAATTCCATCGGACTCCTCTATTTTCCTAAATGATACGTCATTGGTAAACGCTGCGTCAAATTTAATAGATTGAGGTGAATTTGACTGTGTCATGGAAATATAAAAAACTTCATTTGCCTTTAATAATGCATAAGCACTTATTGGCAATCCGTCTGAATCTATTGTTGGCTGACCATTAGATAGCTCTACTGGTAAATCGGCACGAGGAGATGCTGGCAAAGTAAATTCGCTTCCGTTCCAAATAGAACCTCTTAATAATGAAGTTTTACCAGTAGCATTTATTCCAGAAATTAGTTGTCCACTAGACAAGGCTTCGTCGAATCTAGAGACCACAGAACTCTGTTGCTGATCTGAATCATCTAATCTTATTATAAAAAATACCTCATGAGTGTTTTCTGCAATTTTAGTCATAAATGCGTATTTGTGTATTGTCATTTTTCTCCTTTAGTATATTTTATAATATTGAATATTGTTTGTCAATATTAATATCCACAGTTGCAATACCAGCCAGATCCAAAATATGGAGCCGTACATCTAGGTCCACAGCTTGAACCAACGAAGTGTGGTGGGAAGAACGGTGGGAAGAATGGTGGGAAGAACGGTGGGAAGAACGGTGGGAAGTGTGGTGGGGTAAATGTTTGAATTGCTGCTGTTGTTCCTGCAGCTGATTCTCCATTAGCATTTGATGCAAAAACTGTATAACTTTCATCTGCAGTTGCATCTGGTAATGTCGGATCTGCTGTATCAAATGGAGAAGTAGCACTTGAACTTAGTAATCCACGCAAGCTTGAATTAACTCTATATGATGAAATTGCTTTACCGCCAGTTGATGGTGGGTTCCAGGTAACTCTGTCGTTTCCTGAAGGAATTGCTCCACCATGAGGTCCAGAATTTACAGTTGGAGATGGCGCTGCTGGTACAGTAGTTATTCTAACTGTATTTGAATTTCTTGCAGCTGAAGATCCAGCATTATTAGAAGCTACTATAGTAAAAGTATAATCTGTATCAGACAATAACCCTGTAAAAGTCAGAGATGTGCTTGCTGTAGTTTGAGTAGTTGTTGCAGGAGTTGATGTAATTGTATAAAGAGTAGCTGGAGGAGAAGCTGCTGGCAAAGTCCAAGATAGGGAGGCAGCGCCATTATTAAACGGCCTATTTGTTCCAATATCTGTAGCAATAAAATTTTCTACTGGATTCGGCTCTAAGAAGTTATCTTGTGCTGAAGACTTTATGCCTTTTCTTTTGTTAATTGCCATTATTTTCTCCTATTTTATTAAGCTGTTAAATCACCCATCAATACCCAAGTATTTGCTGCTCTCTTAAACAATGTTGCTGAAGACCATTGTGCTCTAAGCTTATTTCCTGGAGTATGATTTAATGTTGTAGTTGCTGGGGTAGCTGCAGCAATTGTTACTGCGCCACTTCCTACTCTTAGAAGATCTATAGAAGTTCCGATTGGGAAATTTACAGATGCATCTGTTGGTATAGAAATTGTTAATGCGCTTGAAGAATTTACTTCAATCATCTTATCTCTATCTGTCAATACTAATGTATAATCTGCTGTTTTTGAATCAACAGTGGTTCTTGACGGAACACCCTCTTTTGTTTGTGTACCATCTGTAAATGCGATTCCAGATGCCGCTACGGTAACTGTACCTGTAAAGGTTGGGGAAGCAAGGTTTGCTTTTAAGTCCAACGCTGTCTGCGTTGCAGTTGATACTGGCTTATTAGCGTCAGAGGTATTATCAACGTTACCTAAACCGACCATTGACTTAGTGATTCCAGATACTGTACCAGTAAATGTAGGTGAAGCAGTAGGTGCCTTGGCATCTAATTGTGTTTGAATTGATGAGGTTACTCCAT